GTTATTTCTAATACTGATACAAATGCTTCTAGATCACCTGACGCTGCGCCACCTGTTAGTTGTATATAATCGCCTGTTTCTAAAACAAGTTTAGATGTACCAGCTAATTCTATTGTGGTGTCAGCAGGAACGCTTAGTGTATAAGCAATTCTTGAATTACCACTAGAACTGTCTATTACATCTGCTGTAATAGTATCATCAGCAGCACCATCTACGTTGGTTACTCTTAAAGTAAGAACAATAGATGTCGTAGCTGCTGGTGCTGTATAAACAGTTTGTGCAGAACTGGTTACATCTAAGTAAGCATTTTTAAATGTATTTGCCATATCCCTCTATCCTAGTGCTATTATCAATCCAATATCAGCAAAACCCTGTGTATCTACAAAGTCTTTTACTGCTGCTGATGTTGGTATTGTTGTGTCATTATCGTTAGATGATATACCTTCACTCTCTGTTACAAGAGTTCCTGCTGCTATTTCAGTAGTTGATATATCACTAACACTTAATTGTCCTGATGTTGCTGTTAAACCTGATCCTGCCATGCCTGTTGCTAAATCTGCAACACTTTCTTTTTTAACAAGACTGCTATCACTAGCGTCTATAATTGCAATTTCATCACTAGCAACGTCAACTGCTGCTGCTGCAACATCTAGCTTTACAGAACCAGCATTTGCGCTAGACCATGAAGCGTCAACAACTTTTCCTATTGCGTCCCAAATATCTTCAAAGTGTTGTTGTACTGGTGCAATTCTAACCTTAGAGTTAGCTGCATGTGTTAATCCAGAACTTGCTGCTGATCCAGTTAAGTATCTATTATCAACAGTTGTAGTTGTAAGTGAAGTAGCACCTATTGTGCTATCAACAAAAATATATTCTCTTTGTGAACCGCTATCTGGTTCTACAACTACATAACAAGGAGAAGATAAACCAGTAGTTGAAGCTACGTTAATAGTTGTATCTGTCGGTCCTAATGTAGTTGATAGCGTTGTCTCAAACGCATTTCTTGTAAATGTCTCTGCTGCTTTTCTAGTGTTTGCCATAATTTTCTCCTGCTAGTATATCACACACCAAATTCGTAAATACCTAATTGTCCAACTCCGAGAGAACCAAGTGATGAAACTTCTGATGTGTCAATGTTTTGTCTTTGTCCTCGTATCTGTATTGTACAAAATACCATAGTAGAACCTAGCTTTGTTATTTCTTGCACTGGTAACGTGATATTTTCTACAATACCTCTAATAGTTTCCTCTGGTTTATATATATTCAGTATGACTGATTTACCTTCTAATCTCTTTAAAGCATTAAATAATTTATTTCCAATACCAGGAATATTCTTAGCACGTTTACCTGGACGTTCAATTCTATCTGATACGTTTACTGGTATTCTTGCAATAACATCTTCTGGTTCTGGGAAGGCACGATAACTATAAGAATATACTTCTGGACTTTGTGTATTGTCTGCACTTGATGTAAGTGTTAGCTTAGGTATTAACCATCTATCGATAACATTAACCATAGGTATTTCTTCACCAGTACCTTGTATCTGTGCATTCGTTAGAGTTGTGTAATTAATACTTGCAGGATCTTCTAAGCTGTCTAATTCATTTGCAAACTCTGCTAATACTTCTGCACCAGAAGGTAATACATTTGTATACAATCTACCACCTACCCATTGTTTTGCTTGTGCTGTGTAAAAATCTGCTGCTGGAAATAAAATATAACCACTATTAACATACGTTGTTAATTCTTTAACTACTCCTACTTGATCAACAATAAAAAATAATCTGTCATTTACTGTTGCAATTCCTTTTACTACTCCACTTGTACCTGTGTAATAAATATCTCTAGCATATCCAAACGTAGGTAAATATATTGTGTACAAATCTGTTTCAGTTGCACTATCAATTATTCCAAAATAAATTTGATCTCTTGTTCTAAAAAAAGCAGTTGGACTTTTATCTACACTTGTATCTTCGTCACCAAATTGTTTAATTAATTGTAACTGATCTAATGTGTATAAAACTCCATCTGTTGCAACTGTTGCTCTATATACTCTACCAATTTTACCACTAGCTGTAGAGGACTGTGCTGTACTAAAAAATACAATACCATTGCTTTCAGTCATATCTACTATTTCTTCACCTTCAATATAAGTTTGTCCAGCAAGAATAAGACCTGATGTTTGATCATCTTTTATTGAATATATATATCCGTCATCTGAAGCAGCAAGTATTACTGAACCACCGTCTATTACAGTTTTCCAATATGAACCAGTAGGTAAATCTTTTATAAGTGCAGGACTTGATGTACCGTCTAACTCATGTAAATGTCCGTCTGTATCTATAGCAAGTAAATAATTTTTTATATAAAACAATCCTGTATAAACATGTGATGAATGTAAGGACATATAGTTTGACCAACCTGCTGCTAAATCATCAGCGTCAGCGTATCGAACAATACTATCAGTACCGTCATTTAAAGATACATATAAATCATGTCCTACTAATACCATGCCTGTAACATCAAATCCTGGTCCTGCACTATAAGGATCGCTTGTTGTCCATGTATCACCATTATCTGATGAATAATATATATTGTGTCCTTGTGCTACATACAATACATCTTCGTGCGATATGATATGTTGTTCCACTTCACTACTTGCTCTATCAGATATTAATTCTGTATCATGTAATAATTTAATACTGTATGCTTTACCTTTATCATCTGCGTTAGAAAATACATCAATACCTTTACTATCAAAAAACCTTCTAAAGTCATTAGGCCCTTGATTTCTTTGATGTGCTTGATCTAAACCTGCACCACCAGATAAATCTGATCGACCATAGGACTGACCAAACTCTGCTCTAAATTCTTCTGGGATTTGCGCTGTGTTAACTTGTTGCGCAGATAAAGGTGCTGTTGTTATTGATAACTCTCTACCAGGTGCAACTGCAAGTCTAAGTAATATATCAGTAACACCGTCAGATATGTTTGCTTGATAACCAAAAGCTAACGGTGTAGCTACATTAGAAGTATTAGGTAATGGCATTAGGTAAAACTAATTCCATATAATTCAACGCCTTGTGGAAAGCGTGATCTTTGTTCTCTCCTTGCTCTATCTAAGAGAACACCATAATATCTAAGTAAAGCATTTCTAAGTCTCTCACCAGAACCTACTGGTATTCCTCTTTGTTCTAAGTTCTCTGTAATGTAATCTTGTGTTGTAGCGTCAACATCTAACTCTGATAGTAACTGTGCTACTGCACCAACCATTACTATTTGTTCATGGAAATCTTCTAAACCAGATACACTGTTTAAATCATCTGTCTCTGCACTAGGTCTAGTAAATTTAGAAGCATAAACTACATACACACTTTTACCACTAGCTGGTGTTGAAGGAAATTGTACTGCTGCTTCTGTTGATGAAGGTGTAAAATCTGTAAGTAATGTAAGTGGTATATCTTCATAAACAGTATTAGTAGCAGAACTATTGTTTATTTTTGCTTGTAATATTCTTGTAGTTCCTGCTGGCATTTCCACATAATTAGTAGAAGCTGTAGTTAATGTAGTTTTCTTTACTGCGTACAATGCAGGATATAAACCTATAATTTGATCTCCGATTGCATTAGCTACGTTTAGTCTTGGATATTTAGGTTTTAAAATTATATCTGTATCATTAGCATGTTCTGCTGCTGTAGAACCTAATCTCCCTCTTTCAATAGTCATCTCTTTAGATACAGTGTTAATACTTTCAACCATTACAAGTTCTTGGTCTATTTCTAATACAGAACCAGCACCAATAAGTTCTTCTTCTTCTGGTGTAAACAAACCTGTTTTATATACAAGTGTTGTACCTGTGTCTGTTAAACCTGTCGTTACTCCGTCATCTAATAAATCAGTGTTACCTACTTGTGATAATGGTTCTTGTTCTTCTACTGGTCGTAGATATTCTCTGTAAGTTCTGTCTATGAGGTTACCGAATGAAGGCATTATATACCAAAACTTCCTACACCCATTTGCATAACACCTAAACCTACTGCTGATGTTATGTCAGGTAATAAATCTATATCTTCATCTAAAGGCAAACCACCTATAGTATCTATAAGTAATGATCCACCTTCTTTAAGGGTTAGCACAATACCCATGCTTCCTCCTAACTAGATGTTCTAAATAATAAAGTTATATCTCTATCAGCACCTTCAGCACTAGATGAAACTACTTTAAGCCAACCTTGTCCAGCAAATGCCCAACCACTTGGATCAACTCTTACTACATCTCCGTCTGTTGCTGTGTAAGAAGTTGCTGAACCGTCTGTTTCAACTACGTCAACAAATGTAACGTTGTCTTTAGACCATTGAAAAGTAATATTAGCACCTGTCATTGTTGGCAATACAATACCACTAAGAAGCATGTTATCTACTTCTGCTGATGTACTTGCTGTACCACCTGATGAGATAGTTACTATTTCGCTTTTTGTTCTACCGTAAACCATGATGTTCCTATCTTAGCATATCAAAAGGACCGCTTATACAAATAAACGGTCCTAATGATTAAATTAATTAACCGACTACGTTATCGATTGCACAGTGGAATTGTTGTGGACCGAAGTCAAACGCCATTTCCATGTAAACTGCTTTAGCAATTCTTGCGTAATCGTCTTGATCAATGTCTCTTACAAACATTGTACCGTATCCTGGAATGTTCAAGAATACTGGTTTAACGAATGATAAGTCAACAATAAATGCTTGTTTTCCTGCTGTGCTACCTGATGGTAGGAAGTCAGATAAAGCTAATCCGATTTGACCAAAAGGAGTTACGATTGTATCAATGTTGACACCACCGACACTTCTGTCTCTTGGTAAGATACCGTAATTAACTGATCCAACTGTAGCATTGATAAGCTCTTTGTTGAGATCCAATAACATTGTTGGTGACACGAAAAGAACTGGTTGTCTCATTGGCGCACCAGCGTCATATAACGCTTTCATTGCGTCTGCAATAATGTCCCAGTTAAGTTTTTGTGCGGCACCAGCACTAACGTGATCCACTGAAGTACCACCAGATAATGCTTGATGTTCTTTAAGACCTCTCATTTGACGGTTACCTGTAGTTCCGTCATTATAAGAAGCGTTAAAAGCTGCCCATTCAACTTTCTTTGCTACTGTTTCAAGTAACAATTCCATTTGATAAGCAAGCTCATCTGTTATTGGGTTGTTTCCTTCCAGCGCTAAAGCTGGATCTGAATTTTTATAGTTGCCACTTAAATTAAACGGCACGATTTCTCCACTAGCTGCTTGTGCTGTGAAGGAGATTTGTACTGCTTCGTGGAAGATTTGAAGCACACCTTGTTGTGCGGCTCTGCTTCTTCCAGAGTAGTTTGGTTGACCACCCTCATCATCTGGTGTGACAGATGAAACGGTAGCGTTATCTTGTTTTTGGAATTGGAAAAAAGTTGTGTTAGTTACAATTCCACCATTCAAACCTCCAGCAGCAGCAAGTAACGGAGTTCTATGCGGAGTAATTTTGAACAACTCACCAGTAAAGTTATTAACGTCACTAGCTACTATTGGGTTAGCACCTGATATTGCTGCCATTAGTTGTTATCCTCTCCGAGATTTCTCTCTGTTAGTTGTTGTTTTCTTGCTGTTGTTGTTGTAAAGCTACTTTAGCTCGGATCCTATCTTGAACAGAACCTTCTGCCATAACCTTGTTATAGACATCTTGTGTGTTTGCTGGTTGTGAAGCTATTGATTGCATTGTTATTGCTTCCATTTTGCTATCACTATCAGCAATCTTTTGCGCTGCAAGGTCATTGTTTTCTTGAACTGTTGTGTCTATGTTATAGTTTTCTTTTAACCAAGTACCTAGTTCTGCTGTATCTGGCTTTCCGTCATAAAGATCGAATGCCATTTTACCAGTTCCAGATGTTGGATCTAGTCCTACGTCCTTAAACAGAGATGTCTTTACGACACTCTTTAGTTCTTTATTTTCTTTTTCAACAGCGTTTAGTTTGTCTCTTAGACTTTTAATTCCTTCGCTGTCATTAATTTGTTCTGTCATTATATTCTCCTATAATCTCCCACTTGTCACAATACGCCATTAAGGTGGGGTACATAATGGGTGTGGTTACAATTATTAAAATTTATATGCTGAATAGGCGCTGCAACATACGCATACAACACCTCTGCGAATTTAATACGTAGGTAGAACGCAGGATCGCTACCTAGAATGTGGAGATCTATTATTATCATGGCGGATACTTCCAACGCCAGTAATAATATTATAACACAGATTTTATAGCTTTTTTAATTTTTTCTATATATACGTAAAATTTATAATATTTCATTTTACGCTCACGTTTTTTAAGTTGTTTTTTAATGTGTGCTTTTTTCTTGTGATCGAATTTATCGAATGGCATTACTGCTCTACAAGACCTGTTAGACCTGCTTGTGTTGCTGCTGCGCCACCTTCTCTTGTAAATGCAGTAGCTTGTTCAGCTTCAAGTCTTTCTCTTAATCTTTGTGATACACCTTCACCAAATACTTCACTCTCAATAAACTCTGATAATCCAAAGATATCTTCTCTACCAGTAAATCTCTGTGATATTCTTTGTAATCTACCAAGTGACGCTTCAGCTCTTTGTGCTAATTGTTGTGCGCCTGTACCTGTAAGACCAGCACTTACTAATCTTTGTGCTTGTTCTTTTGATATAGCAAAGTCTTGTTCCTGGAATGCACCACCAATTTGTGCTACGTTAATTCTTTGAGATATAATATCTGCTGATACATCTTCATCAATAAAGCTAGCAAATATAGCTTCATCAGTTATGTCTTCTGTAGTAGGAAATACTGCTGGATAATTCTGTACATAGTATTGTTTTACTGCGTCAAACTGTGGGAATAATGTATTATATGCAACACTTAATCTTCTCTCAAACTTTGTAGGATCTACATCATTTTCAAATAATTGTGTAATCTTATCTTCAAAGTATGTAGGGTTTAGATTATATTGTTCTAATAAACCATTAAAGTCTTCTTTCATTTTTATGTATTGTAATTCTGGTTGATCACCTTCAAATCTTAATGTCTTACCGTCTTCTCTAAAGATACCTTGAAATTCATTTTTGTAATCTTCTGTTGATCTTAAATTTCTTAATGCGTCTTGTACATCACCACCGTTAGTGTCATATACATCTAAGAATGTTTCAAGTAATTGTCCCTTTAACCATGGATAACTTTCTTTCGCCCATTCTCTTGCGTCAAATGCTTCTTGTGGATCACCTGGTTCTTGTACTAAAGGTGGTTGTCCTGGTGGTTGTGGTGTTGGAGGACCTTCTTCGCCACCTGTTGGTGGTTGTGTTTGTTTATTTCTCCACTCTTGATTAAGTCTATCTGCGTCAGCTTGTGCTGCACCTTGGCTAGTGTATGTTCCATCTGTACCTTCTACTACTGTATAGTTAGGTGGGTTACCAACAATCTTATATTTAGTTGTAACAACTTCTCCGCCACCAGTTTGAGTACCAGTTCCTGGACCACCGTCACCTGCACCACCGTCTGGTTCTTCAATTATTACTGGTGGTACAACTTCTTCTGCTGGTCTATCATCAACATACAATGGAGTAGTAGGTCCAGCAGCTACAGCAGAAGGACCTGGTGTATTTGTTGTTTGTGGAACAACTGGTTCTCCACCTTCAATAGTTGGTTCACCATACAACTGTTGTGCAAGTCTATCAAATATACTTAACCTAGCCATTACTGGTATCTTCCTCCGCCTGTTGCTCTTTGTCCTGCTTGTCCAAATGCAGCGTTCATATCTCTCCTAACCTTATCTCTATAAGTCTGTGTTCCTAGTCTAGCAGCTTCTTGAAACGCAATGTCTTCACGTTCCTTGATATCATTAGTTGCCATAAATCTTTTCCATACACCGCTTGTCTCATCTGCCTTTTGTCCAGTAATAGTTTCCCATTCATATCTGTACTCTGGTGCTGCGTCTTCGTATCTCTTTATATTTGTTCCAGAGTATTGTGTATATTTAGTTTGGAATTGTTCATTTAATCCTGGTAAAAATGTTTCAGTGTACCAATTAGGATTAGCTTGTTTTTCATTCGCTATATCTTCTAAGTCATAATACTGTGAAGCACCAGGACCTAATGTTCTATCAATAGTATTCTTAATTTCTAATGTACTCTCTATAACATCTAGTGTTTGACCAGCTAATGCACCTTGAATTTCTGTATCAAGTTCATAACGTAATCTAGGGTTAGCTAGTTTAAGAATGCTATTACTAACATCTGCTTCTGTAAATTCTCCAGATCCATACTTCTCTACTAATTTATCTACAACTGCTGTAGGGTAACTTTGTATTCCTGCTGCAATCATTTGTGTCATAATACTGTCTCTGATTGTCTTTTGATTTTTCTCCCAGCTTGAAGGATCTGTAGCTTGTGCTTTCATTTGTTCTCTTTGATTTGATGTATGTGTCTTCCACCATGTAGTCTTTTGAAAATCACTCTCTCTTGCAGTTCTACCTTCTAATGCTGCTTCTAGTACAACTGATAAATAATCATATCTACCTTTACTATCTGTTGATAGTATCCATGGTTTAGTCTTAGCTTCTTCATTCAACGCTTCTATAAGATAGTCATAGCTTTGTGCGCCAGCTTGTGCTTCTTGACCGAGTTGTTCATATACAGTTCTTAACTGTCCATATGTACCAAAGTAAAAACTATTCTTATATTCTGCTTCTGATATATTGTCTAAAGAACCAGAGATAATACTGTAATCATCATCAGATACGTTTATAACTACATCTGGTCCAACAACACCTGCTGTGTCAGATATAGCAGCTAAATCATCTACTTTGTATCTGTAAGTAAAACCTTCTGATACTAAATCTTTTGATAAGGAATACACTAAATAATAGGAACTGTTACCATTTGCGTCTATTTCTTCTACTATCTGTGTATCTTTTGGTAAGTAATTAACTAAAGCCATTATCTACTAAACATCTTTCCTATCTCTTTAATGTTATCTACTGGCACTGCTTCTTCTGGTATCTGACCTTCTTGCATAGCAGTCTCATAGATTTCTACTAAATTCTTAGCAGCTTCTTCTATTGTAGCACCTAGTGATGGCATATTAAGGAATTGTTTAAGGTCATCAAATTCTTCTCTATGTCTCTCTGTTCTATTTTGTATCTCTTTTTGTAGATAATTAAAGCCAGCTTCTTTAGATTTATTCATATAGTATTCATAAGTATCTAAGTAATCTTGACCTTTTGTTTTGTTATTGTAATTTTTATATGCGTTCCAACCATTAGCACCGTCTTTACCTAATCCTTCAGAACCTTCATGGTCATTCCATATTGTTGCTGCAATCTGTAAATGTTTATCTATATTGTTTGGATCTTTTAAAAACTTATATACTTCATTCTTAACTTCTGCATGTTGAAATAATTTACTAGCATATGTGTTTACTATATCCATATCTGCTGTACTAGCTAAACTATTTATATCATCAGCATATCTATTATCCATTGCCATAAGTATGTATGTTATTGCTGGTCCAGTGTCTAGCTGAAATATAGAATAACTATCATTATATTCATCTTGTAACGAAGCATTAACATTAAAAGGTTTAGGTTTAAAGTCTGTATATTCTCCGTCTGCATTTCTGTTAGACAAACTCTCTACAGCTAGTATTCCCATAAACTCATCAATTCTATTTTTGCCATTACTAAAGAATGGTTTTTTGCTTCTACCTAATAAATCTTTTTCATACACACTGTTTACATAATTGTTTACATAAAAAAACAAATCATCTTGGTTCATTGTTTGTATATTGTTTTCATCTGTATCAATACGTGGTTTCATATCAGAACCGTCACCACCACCTTCTATTGAGGGTGTTACATAATTAATTTGTTTTAATTGTTTTGCGTCAAACATATTATTCCTTAACAACTCCTGATCCTCCACCGCCTGCTGTGGTTCTTTCTCCTGTTCTAATTCGTTCGTCAACCCTAAAGTCGGTAGCAAGATAATTCTTAGGAATACTGCTAGTCCAACTTTGATCATATTCTTCTGGTAATGCTTCACCAAATCTATCTACTTCTTTAGGATTGTTTTCTTCATAGCTCTTTGTATATATATCTATATTCTCTTTAGTATAAGGAACGTTGTTTTGTTTCATAAGCATTTCTACAGTCATATCTCTTTTAACTTCATATACCCAATCATTCAAACCAGCAGCGTCTACTACATCTTTTAATTTTTCTATTGCTTTTGGTTTAATAAATTCCATTATGCTTTTAATTCCTAATATATTGTTGTCATATACGTATTCTCTAAACTTATCTTTACCGTATTCAATACTTTGTGTTACTGGATACGCTACATTTACTCCTAATACATTCTTTGCTTCTGGATTATTCTTGTTACCATATAACATTTCAATAACACTATCTGGTGTATCGTCTTCATATCTAGCCATAGTATCTGCTAATGCACCACCAATAGTTCCGTATTGTGAACCTGGACCAGACATACGACTAGCTAATATATCTATAGCTGCTGGTGCAAGTACCCATTTATCAAAAGTATCCATTGCTTTACCACCTAATTTTAATGTATTTTTTAAACCTGGTTTTGCATATTTATTCAATGAAGTCATAGTATTTATAGCACCAGTGTAGAAGTTAGCTTTAACTTGTTCTGGCGCTTCTGCCAATGTAGTTAATAAATCATTAGCTGCTGCTGCAACAGCTTCTTCAGGTACAAGTCCTAGTTTATGTGCAGCGTCTGTTTGCATATAAGCATTTTGTTTTATCATTAATTGTACTGATAAATTTTCTTTGCCCATTTCTTCTAATGGTTTTAGATGTCCCATGTACACACCTTTTTCTTTAATAGCGTTATCAAATTTAGCTACTTCTTCATCACTAACATCTATATCTATCAAGTTATCTACATGTGCGTACTTAGATACTAATCTCAAATCATCATCAGTTAAATTCTGTACGTTTTTATTTCTTAAATCATAAAATGCGTCTGCGTCATTTTCGTCCATAAATGCCCAGCTAACTACATTTGCTTGTAATGTTTTAGGTTTGTTTGTATTTAATTTGTTTGAAGGATCAATAATACCTACAACCCAATGAGGTGTATCACCAACAAAACCACCACCAGAACTTAATGTAACTTCATAACCATTGTTAACTGCCATAGTGTATATTTTTCTATCAAGTTTTGCTTTGTCATATGTATCGTTACCAGCACCAGATGTTACGTAACTTGTTACAGTGTTGATAAAATCTTCTGCATTTTCTGCTGTGACTTTTGCAGGTAAATTATTCTCTTTATAGTAGTTATTCCACTTTTCTATTTTTGTTACTGTATTAAAATTCTTATTCCATTCTGGTTCAATAGAAGGAGAACCTGGAGGACTTAATACAAATTTAATATCGTTTTGTATTTTATAAACAGATGATCCTACTTTGTTTACATTTTCTGATTGTAAATTATCTTTAAAACTTACTTCAATAACATTCTTTAATGCTTCATTAACACTATCAGCTACAGGTACCCATTCACCATTTAAGAACTCTATACCTAATAACTTAGCGGCAGTAGTGTAATCTTCTGCGTCTATAGCTAATGACGCTTTTATGTAATCTGACATAAGTTGCATTTCACCTGATATATCTGCCCTAAAATATTTATGATATTCATCTAATACATTTGCAATATTTTTATATGCTTCCTGATCTTCAAACCCCACTACAGGTGCGCCATTTTTCATCTGTTCTACTACATACTTCCAATTAAAATCAGTTTGTTTTCTATCTGATATTGCGCCAGATAAATCACCACCAGTACCTACAATTTCACCAAAGTTAGGTTTGTAATCTACATCATTTTTCATTTTAAAATCAAATAAATCTTGTAATTTAGATCTACTAACTGCACCTGGTATCGCTCTTGTTTTTTGTAGAGCAACATAAGGTATCATGTCTCCGACTAATTTGTGACGATTATATGGATCTCTAAATTGTGGTTGTATATTTCCTTTAACAAATTTAGTTCCATTTTCTAAATCTCTTAAAAACCAATTCTCATCAAACTCATTCATTACTTCTTGCCAGAAACTTTGTAACTTAGGATCTCCTTGCCCTGGTAATACAGAGTGATTTAACTTTAATATATTTTCTTCATTTACTGAACCTTGTATATTAGCGACATTAGCTGTAGCTAATATGTCATTACCGTCAATAGTTTTTGTAATAACTTCTTTTACTTTATTTTTATCATCATAAATAATATCTATCAATATTCCATTTTGTCTTGCTATTTCTAATACATCATCTACCATTCCAGCATTGCCACGATTTTCTACAATAAATCTTGCTATATCTTCTTTTATGAATTGTGTTGTTTCATATGGTGACACTCCGTCAGCACTTCCTGAACCGTAACTTACACCAATAAAAGGACTGGTAGTTGTATATAAAACTGGTCCTACTAACCCAGTTTTTCCAATAGTAGGATCAACAAAACTTAATGTATCATCAAAAAATACTGGTCTTAGTCCTTTTATATTTTCTGCAATACCTGTGTAATTAACGTCATTTGCATACTTGTCTTCAACTGCTCGTATAAAATTTAATACATTTTCACTTGGTCCAGGTGTACCGTGATTTGTTTGAAAATGCAATACACCATTTTCTATATAACTTGACTTTTGGTTTAGTGGTGGTTCTTTAGTCTCACCGTATTTAGCAAAAAAATCTACAGGATCCATTGTCATAAATTCATTGTCAAATACATCACTTAAAAAATTAAGCTGTTTATCAGTACTTAAATATTCAATAACTTTATCTTCTATATCCCATTGATCAAATATATTTCTTTCAGGTGTATAAAGTGTACTGAATGTATTAATTTCGTAAAATCTTTGGTTACCAATTTTTGAATATAGTGGTTTCGCTTCTTGACTGTCTGCAATAGTATCTTTTAAATATTCTAAAAATTTATCTGTATCTAAATTTTCTTTATAAACATTTCTTAATTCATCAAGTATTACATCATCTTCAAATCCTATTCTATGTAAATACAACATTCTATCTTCTACAGTTTGTAACATATTGCTTTGCATTTGTCTTGCTATATTATCAATTCCTTGATCAGATAGTTTTACAGTAAATTCTCTACCAGCAAGATCTGATACATCTCTATCACGTTTTATTACGTCATCTATAGTTAATGGTGTTGTATTCTCTGGAAATTCTAAATTGTATAATTCATTTATCTGTTTTAAAAATTCTTCGCTGTCATAATAACTTGGATTTGTCTCAAATTTAATTTGTCTATCGCCAATTACTCTATTTAAAAAATCTTTTGGTTGCATGTATTTTTGTACTTGTGATGGTTCACCAAAAGTTAAACGCATATTTTTAATTGCACTTTCAGCGCTTCCTTGTATATTAGACCTATCTACTGGTATTTGTGTCATACCTTTTTCTGCACGTACTACATTTGCTGCTTCAATAAGTTTTGTAATATTAGATTTATTTTTTCTATTAATAGTTCTAAGCTGATCAAGTACACTCGCATAACTACCTAGAGTATTTTTTGGTTTTCTTATACCGTATAAATATTTAGGCTCATCATCAAATACATCTCTTAATGGTGTAGTTGTTCTTATTGTTTTATTTTCTAATACTTGTGTTATCCATTCACTATGTCCAAATGCTAATTTAGTATCGCCATCTAAAATACTTTTAACTGTTTTCCATTCAGCTTTTAATGCGTCATCTCCAGCTTTAGGTTCCCAATCATTGTCATATACGTACACAAAAGTACCACCAACATTTACACCATTAGTAGCTCTTGCGTCCCAATCATACCTATTGTATTTAGGAGTTAATGCAGATATTGTTGTAAGTTGTTCATTAGTATCAAGACCTACTTCTTCTAACAATTCTTTTAATGCAGTAAATTGCATTGTCATTTGTGTTCTATCTGCGTTAGGATTTACTAAACCAAATAAAGCGTCAGTAGGTCTATCTCTATCATTTACACCTGCTGCCCAATTTAAATCTGCTTCTGCAAATAATTGCAAAGTTTCATTGTCTTGAATACCACCAGGTAATGCCCAATCACCTCTATGTGGACCACGTTTTCTTTTAATAAGTAATACTTCTAATTCATTATTATCGTTAATACGCATAACTACACCGTCTGCTGTAGTTTTCCTTTGTTCCCAGTTATTCTTTACGTAGTCATTAGTTATCTCTGCTACGTCATCATCTGTGAATGGTACATCATCTACTTCATTTGTAGGTGTGTCTGGTTGTACTATATCGTCAGGTTCCATTACCCTCCGATCATATTTTCAAAAGTATTTAAAGAACTAAAGAGATAGCTTAAATCATTTCTTTCTTTTTCTTCTTGTGCCAAACCTGTAAGCTCTGGTTCAAATATATTCTCAACACGTTCTTGTAACAACTGTCCTGCTGTTGCAGGTGCTTGTATTCTTGTAGGTGCTTCTGGAAACATTCTTTGTGCCATATCTAAATTACGCTTATACTCTGCGTCTGCTTGTTCTTGATTTAAATCTGATTGTATATAATATTCAGACAATGCCATCATCTCTGCTTCTGATAACTTACGTTTTACACCTGCTGCTTTTAATGCTGCGTCTATTTGTGACTTAACAAATTGAGGACTAGGTTCTACATAATAGCTTTGTTGCAATGGTGGTTTATTTCTATATCGTTCTTTTTCTTCACCTAAAAATGTACCTATATCTTGAAACTGTAAGTTAGCGTCTGCCATAGCACTTTGCATAGCATTAGATGTATTTGCACCCCAGTCACCAGCTTCTAAAAAAAATGCGTCTGGTGATAAATAACCTGCTTGTAATAAATCTGTTTGTATTGATTTCTTTTCTACTGGTGACAATGATATCCAAGATATTTTATTTGTACCGTTAAATGTTTCACCAACACCAGATATGTGATCAAATCCACCGTAAAAGAATTGTGGATCTATTTCTCCAGCAGATATACCTCTAGGTTCTAGCTGTGTTACATCTGAAGGTAACAATCCGTCTTTCATGTATTCTGCTAAATCTGGTCTTTGATATATTGTATAGTCTGGTGTAATACCACCAAATGCAGATAACTCACCTATTGGTCCAGTAGTTTCAAATAACATTTGTCTTTCATTAATAGCTTGATTATCTATCTCATCATCACCAGATAAATCCATATAATCAATAAACGGATTTTCTCTAGCTTCTGCTTCAAATGCTTCCATTTCATTTGCAGACAATGTTTTCTTTTCTACCTTAGTTCCAGTTTCATCTTGTGTAAATACTGCTATTTTTTGAAACTCTGATTGTTCGTTAGCAATTAATAAGTTACCATTACCAGCGTCTACTTTTTCTACATAATCAAAATATTCACCAGTAAATTCATACATATCACTATCTTCATCTTTAGACATCAATGGTCTATATAAAACTGTTGGTTGTCCTAATCCAGGAAACTTCCTATATCTATTTCTAAAACTTTTACCTTCATAAAAACTAGATTGTAATGGACCACCATTTTCTTTTATCCATTTATCTAAATCAGTACTGGCATGTAAAGTAGCACCTTTACCTCCTGGTGGTCTAACTAATACAGCTAATAAATCTGTCTCATTTGTGAACTCATCTACTTTGCCTTGTAGGTATTTATAATATGCTTCTGATTGTGCTGCATTATCTGGTGTTAATATACCTGCTGATATATCTAATCCTTTTAATACATCTTTTCTAACACCTTCTGGCAATGTATTCAATACATCTGAAAATGTTATTTGTGCGCCATACATAGAAATAGGAGTTCTATCTTCAATAGTTCCAGCAGCTTGATTTACTGAATTAATAATTACTTGTCTAGTCGTTCCCTTTTGACCACCAAATGTAATTTGTTCATTATTAAATAAATATTTGTTATCATACAAACTTAATTCGTTAACAACTTTAGCAACAAATACATCATCAGATACTTGTTCATTAACTAAACTTTGTAGTATTTTTCCAAAGTCTGAATTAGGATCTATAGCTCTTTCGTTAATTATGTTTTGTATAAATTGCTCTTTAAACTTCTTATCCATTATATTTCGTTATCCCTAGGTAAGTATATTCCGTATTCCATAAGTGTATCATAATCATACTCCAAATCTTCTAAGAAATCCGTACGTTCTTGAAATAATGGTAATAACAATCTTTCAGCTATTAAAAAGAAGTCTGTATTTTTTGCAGCAAGTTTTCCTATATATTCTCTTAAATTTTGTCTTTGTTGGAAGAATGATCTAGATGTTCTCCAACCGTCTGCACTTAATCCATTACTTAATGCAACTTTTTCTAGATTGCTTATGTAATTCAATACGTTCTTTACATCTTTTCCTACTTGTGTATTCTTTGCTGTTGGATCTGTTGACCATTTTTTAATCTCTTGATACTGTTGATCTAATGTAGCTGTTTGTGGTAAACCAGGAATAGTAGCGTCAAACCCTGGGAACTTAGCTCTAGCAATATCTCTTTTAATAGATAATGTTCTACTTCTCATTAGATTTTGATATGGATCAGTAATGTCGAATTGTTGTAATGACTGTACACGTGCATTCTCCATATAGAAATCACCTAATGCTTGATTTCTTTTAGCTAACCATTCTTCTGGTGTTAACGGTTGTCTTTGTTCGTTAGCAATTTGGTTAGTATATGCTTCATAGTCAAATGGACCACCACCACCGTTAGGTACTAAATAAAATGCTGTTTGTGGAAACTTCTCAAACAATTCTGGATTTTCTTTTTGAAATCTTACACCTAGTTCATCTACTGGTCTAGGTTCTACTACAACTGATTTCGGTGTAGCAATATCTAATGGGTTAAATCCAAACTCATCAATAAAGTATTTAGTAGCAGAATAGTTATCTCCAGGTGCATATAAAAATTCACCAGTAGCTTCATCAATAGGTGGTGTATCTATTAACTCTCTATATCTATCTGCAAGTATCTGTAGTGAATAAACATGTCCAGCATTCTTTTCATCACCTATATCAAAACGTGGGTTTAATCCTGTAGGACCAACAAACTGTGAAGCTGCTTTAATAAATGTTAAACTCTTAGCAATACTTCTAGCTTCTTTTAATAAATCTTCTTGCTGCTGTGGTGTGTCATCTAAAGCACCATTAGCTTTAAGTACACGATATACATCAATAGTTGTATTAGCTGTAATACGTGATAACTCATTTGCAGGTGCGTCATCATTAATTAAAAATGCAGCAGCATATAAGTTACGTAACCAAGCAGGCGCACCAGCAGCACGTACTAAGTCACCAGGTTCACTAACATCTGGTAATCCATAAGGGAATAATACTTTTTGTACTTCATCAAACTGTGGTCTACCTTCTATAGCAAAAGAAGCTGGTATAGCTACAACTGGACCAATACCTGGAATAACGTCCATAGCTAAGTTAAGTGATGAAGCGTAACCTGGAAGTCGTACACCTACTTGTCTATCTTGACCAAACAATGCGTCAGATACAAACTCATCTACCATAGGATAATAAAATACTTCTTCACCTGTTACTTCATCTTCACCTAGGAAACCTTCACCTTCTACTGGTGAGAATGGATTATCATCACGTAATGCTTGTACTGTTATTTGTCCTCGTCTAAGTATCTCTGGATTTTCTTTAAGCAATGTTGCCCAGGTACTCATAATTTCTGTGTATGCTTCACCGAATGGGAACAAAGCTCTAAGGTTATATGTAATCTTTTTACGTTTAGACAAGTCATACAATAACTCTTGCGTCTCTGATAATGCAACTGATTTAGCTATTTTATCTATAGCTTCTGCGTCACCATACTTATCATTAAATCCTGCACGTTCATATAAACTATCTAGTTCTTCTTTAAACTGTGATTTAGCGTCATCTAATTTAGATCCAATTAAATATTCTTCATCTTGCAAGTTTTTAAGTTTATCTAAATCAGCGTCAGTTAAATCTTTTTCTGACCAATCAGGTCCATAATTAATAATATAATCTTCTTCTATACGTGCAATGTTTTCTTGTACATCAACACGATCTGCTTCTAGTTTATTTTTCCTAGCTGCATATGTAGTTTGTACTTCTTCTATTCTTTCATCTACATCTTCAAACTTTACACCTAATGCTTTATCTTGTTCATTTAATTCTTTGATACGTCTCTTAAACATATCTTCATTAATCTCTGTCTCTTTTTTACGAAGTTTATTTGGATTTAATCCAATGTCTTCTTTAAGACTTGCTAATAAGTTTTGTCCAGGAAGGTTAGCATTTAATGCACCAGCAACTTCTAATGACTTGTTACCAGATTGATACTTACCACCGTCTAACATAATCTTTCTCATTGAAGGTGACATGTAAGGTAGTAAGTCATAAATTGCTCTCCAGTATGCTTGTCTAAATACTGGTGATCGTGAAGCATTATCTGTTCTTTGTCCCATTAATGCGTCAAATGCACGTTCAATGTAATAATCTAATTTACCTGTGTTTTCTATATAGTCTGGTGAACCAGCAGCTACAAACTCTGGTAACGTATCAAAAAAGTTTCCGTCTTCTTTAAATAAAATTTCATTAACATCATCATATAATCTTTTGTTTTTGTATTCACGTTTTGTACCTTTAACAATGCTGTCAAGATAATCATCAATAGTTTCATCTACGTATTTACTATCTAAAAACTTTAATTTACCTGTAGTCAAAAAATTATATATGTTTTGATTAATTGGTGTAGTGTCAAATAAGAACGGTGTTTTAGTAAAGTCTATATCATCAATAACAGTTTTACTAGATAAATCATTCATAATATCTACATCATCTGTAAATCTTCCACCAGCAAACTGTTGTAAACGTGCATAATAACTTTGTGCATATACATATCTACCACCTGGTGTTGACATCATTCTCTTATAAGTAGAACCACCTTTATTAAACATTTCAATAATTTCTTGTGTTCTCTCTGTGCCTCCTGCTACAAATTCTTCCAATCGTGCTTGTCTTTTAGCATTTGTATTAGCACCTCTAAATAAGAATTGGAACAATCTGTCATTATTCATAAAAGCTATTTCATTAACAACACCTTGTGTATATTGTGAGTATTTTTTTCTACCGCCACGTGCTAAATCTGCAACTGCTTCTACTTTATTAACGGTGTCATAGTATTGTGGATTTTGTTTATTAGCACGCATTCTAGCTCTAGTTCTTTGATTTCTTCTACCACCACCATATAAGAAATCATTATTATGTACACCATTTCTTCTAGAACTAGCTTTAGCCCATTCATCTGCTTCTGCTAATGGATTACCTAATATATCATCAAATACTACATTTTTTTGTGTCCAACGTTTTGCTTCAGCAGCGTCTGTTTTCTTTAACAAACCTAAAGATAAAATACTTAAAGGTCTAGAAAAGATATTGTCATAACCACGTGCATACATACGTATCTGTTCTTCACCAACAACACGTAGTAACCAAGCACCACGTAACAATACGAATGGTTTCCAAAAATCTCCGTAGTAACTATCTATAAGTTTAGATATAGATTTTTGTTTCATACTCTTAGGTAAGTTTTCAAAGATATCACCAAATCCTGCTTTTTGTGCTTTAGCTCTAATAATGGACATAGAGTTCATAGCTTTAGCTAATTGTGTAGGATCAGGTAAAGGTATTGTTCTGTTAATAAACTGTGTAAGCATGTGTGGATCTGGAACAGAAGCTGTTTGTCCGTTAACAACAATATCCATTTTTGCTGCACCAGGGTTTAATGCTTCATTGCCTGTTACCTGGTTGATAAAGTAAGCTCTCATTTCTTCTGTAGAGTTTTCAAACAATTTCTTAAATGCGTCTGCGTCTTCTAGTTTTACACCAGAGTTTTCTACTAAGTCATCTGCTACTGCACTTACCATATCTTTTGTAAGATTAAATAATTCTTTAGTATCACCGTCTCTAAGACGTATAGCTCTGTTCATAATCTGTGCTTTTGCAGGACTATCAATAGCTGTCTGATCAATAAACAATTTAATATTTCTAACAGCGTCATTCATTTGATTACTATCTAAATATCTATACGGTAAGTCTTTAGCATATGTACCAATAATTCTTGCAGCTCTGTCTTGACTTCCCATAAGTTTTTGTCTTAATACTTTTTTAGCACCAAACATAGCACCGTATCCAGCGTCAACACCACCAACTAATTTCTCTGTTGCTGAACCAATAATGCTACCTAATGCACCTACTGTTGGTTTAATATCTCCTAATCCAACACCACGTACACCTAACATCTCATCAAGTAATGTTGCTACTCCTACTATCTTTTCTTCATCTGTTTTTGTGAAATCCTGTGTAATATCCATAAAGGCACTAACTACTTCTTTGTCGTATACATCAAATGTTTCAATAAACTTATTAGGATCGTCTATCTTTGCCATGTATTCAATTAATCTTCCACCACCTTTATCTCGTGATAAATAATCTCTTACACGTTCTCCTTCTATAAACTTCAATCCCCAACCTTTATTGTGCATGCCTAATGCAGCTTTTTGTACATCATTAAGTTTTTCTGCTGGTAGCTGATTTAGCTTATCAATAACCCATGGACTAGCTTTTAATGTTTTGCCACCTTTAGTCATAGCTTTTACACCTAATGACAAGTAGTTAGCTGGATCTAAGAATAAAACTTTACCAGCGTCAATAACACCAGATACTATATCAAATGTTCTTGTGTTTGGTTCTACAACTTGTAACGCTAATGATCTACCAAGTGATATAGGAACAGAAGGACCACGATATCCGTCTTTAGTTTTAGAAATAGTAAAGTTACCACTTTCTTCTTGCATACGTGCGTCTATCTCTGTAATAGGAGTTCCTAAATAATCTTGTAAATATTTTTGTGCTTGGTTAGGATCAATGCCACCTTTAATCATTGTTTGATATTCATCATAAAATTTAGAGTTAGGATTTTGTGGATCAAACACATCTGACTGTGGAAGAATACCGTCACCTAAATTAATTTTATTTCCTTGTGCCATTTGATTAAATAATTGTTTAACTGTAGATTTACCAGATTGTTTATATGCTTCACTAAATGTAAGCTGTTCAGCTTTATCACCGTATGTTGCTGCAATAAACGAGTTAATAGGTCTATCTACTAATGTTCTATATAAATCTTCAAATCCTAAAAATGTAAACCTTGTTGCTGCCTTTAATGGATCTAGCACTTTATCTTTTACAGTTTTAGCATTGTATTCAGTAATAGTTCTTGATATGTCTCTAAGTATTTCACTCTCTGGTTTTACTTTTAACATTGTCATAGATGTAATAACATCTGGTGAAAAGTTAGGATATAGTTTAGCTATTGCACTGGCTCTAGCTGCGTCTTCTGTATTTACAGATTGTTGCGCACGTTTCCAATTAGATTGGCGTTTAGCTATATCTTTATATAAATCGTTTTCTGATTGTGGGTTATCCCTAAAATAGACACCCATTTACATTCCTTGTATATTTCTACTTCTTGCTCTTTGTGACGCAAATTGTAATAAAGACAATAATTCGTTTGTTGGGTTAATTTCTGCCATAGCCCTTAACAATAAAACATCATCTGGTTCCAATGTAACTTTTTCTTCTTGTGGTGTATAAGCATTTAAATCTCCACCTTCAGCGTCTGGTCCAAATAAATTAGCAAGTTCTCCAGGTACACCACCCATAGGTACTTGTTGTATTTGTTGTCCTGTAGGTTGTACTGGTGCTGCGGTAGTTGTTTCAGGTTCTATAATGTTGCCGTCTCTAACTTGTTCTACAAGTTGTTGTTCTTCACCATATGTGCCAGAAGCCATAGCTTGTACGTCTTGTATTGACGGTGCTACACTGTCTGTTCTTCTAGCTAATCTTCCTGGTCCTGATACTGCTGCTGGTCGTGCTGGTGCTGTATTCTTTTTACCACCTCTACGACCTTTGTCTCTACTACTACCATTTGCCATATTCATCTCCTAATTGATCTGGTGATCCAAACATTATTATTAATCCATTTGGAATATATTGCACAATCATACCTTGTGGAAAACTAGAGTATGTTGCTTCATCTTCTTCTTCCATAATATCGTCCATAAGGTCATAAGATTTCTGCCATACATCAAATAAAGAATTTTCGCAGATGTCTGCGAATGCTTTATTGTTTTTATCGTCTGATATAAATCCCATTATTGTTGTGGTAATCCCTGTAATAATAATGATCGAATGTCTGGTGCTGGACCTTGTGGTACAGCTTGACCGCCACCCATCATTTGTTCTAACATTGCTGCTTCACCTTCTGGTACTTCTGGTTCTTCTGCTGTATAAAACTTATCTAATACTTGTTGCATAGAATTAGGATTTTTATAAATCTGTACTAATGCCATTGTAGCTTTAGGATCTCCTTGACTTGCTTGTACTTTTAATGTCTCAAACAATGTACGTTCTGCTTCGTCTTTTAAAATCCTATCATTAATCTTTTGTACATTTTCTAAACCGTCCATGTTTTCTTGCAATGTCTCTTTATCTATAATGCCAGCTTGTAGTAACTGAAGACCAGATACAATCTTTGTTGGTTCATCAAATCCTGCCATGACACCATACACACGTCTGGTTCTATACATACCAGATATATCTTTTTCTGGTGTATAGCTCTCTGCATATGCAGTTCCTTGAAAGTAACCAGCTAATGGTTTTAATTTCTTACCGTTTAGGATTTCGTCCATTTCTAAACGTTTCATGTCTAGTTCTTGTAAAGCGTCTTTTAATGCTAACTGATATTCTTTTACGTTTAAATCAACAGAAGATAAAAGTTCTTGTAATCCTCTACCAGTGACAAAACTATTGGGAGATATTGCGTCATCTGATACTGGATAACTTGAACCAACCCTTAGCTGTCTTTCAATTCTGTCTATTTGCTGAAATAACTGATACGGTACATTGTTAGGTGGTTTACTAACTTGTGAACCTGGAGTTAAATAGTTAACTGCAAATCTACCACGTTTATAGTTGCCACTCTCTAATTCACCAATAATGTTTGTTTCAGTAAATACACTGTCTTCCATAGCAATGATTGACAATACGTTAATCTTTGCCATAGCTGCCATTAAACCTAACACATGGTCATATTGTCCTTGTAATCTGTCAAAGCTAAATCTCTTAGCTATAACAAATCTAGGACCAGACTTTAATGGGTTAGGAGTAAAATCTAATATTTGTTTTTGATCTGGTAAAAAGATGTATGTACCTTCTTCATCATAAAACTCTACAAGTTCAGTACCGTCTGCTAAATGGTTATCCCAGCTTCTTTGATATGCGTCTGTATATTTAAACTTGCTATAACCAGAAGGGAATTGACCACTAGGATCAACTTGTACTTTAGCTTGTGGGTACATTTGTTTAATAACTGCATTAGGTACTAATCGAACTAATGCCATTTCTTTCGGTTCTTGGTCTGCACCATAGTAACCAGGGTAACAATCATATGGATCACGGAGTTCTGCATGCGGATACATATTTCCGTCTGGACCTTTTTTCTGTCTAATTACCCATACACAAAAACCATAACCAGGTAACCAACGTGCTGCCTGTGGTAATTGTTTTTCCATTTTAGAATTTAAATCATAGCTGTTAACTATTCTCTCTATTTTTTGTGCTTTTGTTTTAGCACGTTCACTATCTCTATTGTCATAAGGATCTACCTTGATGTCTGGCATACGTCCTAATTTTTGTGCTAAGTGTTCTAAACCTGAATGTATAAGATTTGGTACTGGTAAGTCTGCGTCATAGTTTTTTGCATTCTCACCAAGTAGTGCAGCAATACCTGCTGAACCACCATTTAAAATATTTCTTACTCTATCTCTGTATTCATAGTGACCACTATGTTCTGTCATTCCTTTTAAGTCATCTACTTTAATAAGTAGTTCGTCTGCGCTATAAACCATTACCAGGGTACCTCGTTGTAATCACTCTTAATAAATTCTGCATAACTAGGAGTATAGTCGTTCTGGACATTCGCCAACATCATTTTTACGTTCGTGCGAATACGTTTCATTGGAAACCAACTTGCCATAACTAAGTCTGTCTTTGTCTTAACATTGCGACTATTGCTAGCACCTGCTTGACTAAAGTATAGCAGTTGCTGTCTAAATATTCCTACTTTATTCTTAGTTCTTGGATCACCCCAAGGTAAATTTATTTTCTGGTTTTCATACATTCCAACCATACTGGTAACACCAAATACTGGATCCCATTTGTTCTTGTATGTCTGGTGACCTTCTATACGTACACCAGCAGAAGCTGCCCAATTTCTAATTTCTTTATCTTGACCTATAGCTCTCTGAAAACCGTTTTCTTCTACTACCCAATGACTTAAAAAATACTTGTCATACCATTCTTTCATTAACTTATGTGCTTTTTGTATACCACCACCTTGGTCATTCTTAATATCTACTAACCATACTTGTTGTGTCTTAATGTTATATGCCCAAAGCACTGCTGCCTGGTATCCAGTACTAGCTGGATCTAATCCTGCAATCAATGTTGTGTGTGGTGGAATATCTCCTAAGTTACGTGACTTGTCTAAACAACCGTCAATCATCTCTGCTGTAAATAATGACATACCGTCTGGTATTGCTTTATTTAAATAGACCATTTCAAAGATAGCTCTACCACCTGTAGTTTCAGCAGCATGTAATTGTTCTAGTAACCATTTATGACTTCGTTTACCTGCCCATAACAAATGTGGTGTATGGTCTAAGGTCTCATCTTCCAATGGTATTTCTAAATCATGCGCACGTTCTACAATGCTTTCCCATGCCTGGTTATTTAAGAGATGATGGTAGAGATCGTCTGGGTGCTGTCTTGATCCAATGACGACCATTCCTGTGTGTTCCTCTTTTCTTGACTGTAGTGTTGTAGTCCACCAGTTTCGTGTACTTTCTCTAGCACTTGGTTGCACAGTACTTCCATGATCTTCGATGTCGTCTGCGATAATAAGGTCTGCGTCTCTGGAAAGGATTTTACCTCCTTTTCCAATAGCGACAAGAGTTGGCGACTTAATACCAGAGACTGTTCGAGTTGCAACAGTAAATTGACTGGACGACCAGCTTTTTCCACTGCGATTTGTAGGTCTAAATCCGTCCCAATCTCCATAATCCTGAATAAGTCCTTCGTTGTTTTCTAAGTGGTCAAGCACCGCACCAACTGCATTCTTGGCAATGTCTTCGTTACCACCAACCCACATTACACGAATGTTAGGGTTTTTACATATCATATACACACAAAAGTGAGTTAACAAATCTGTCTTGCCGTGACGTGGCGGGGACAAAACCATTAACCTTTTTCCGTGCAGTATGCTCTCTATTATAGCTTCAACCCAACGTTTTTGAAAGTCTGGTGTCTCATAATTTTTACCTTGTTCTGTTAAAAAATATTCATCTCTGAATGTTAAGAAATCTTCTACGGATATATTGTACGTCACAAATCCGTCATCATCTTTTTCCCTTTTTTTCTGCTCGAACTCGGCTTCTTTTGCCACATCTTCCAGGTATGCTGCCATAGCTCTACTGACCGTAGCTGCTGAACAATTTAGTATGTCTGCTATCTCCTTCTTTGTCTTTTTACCCTCTAGAATGTCGGTAAAAAAATTTTTTTTCTTCATTACTGCGTAATAATCGCCTCTACGCTTCTGGACCTGTGGATCTATCTCTTTAATGACCTGTATGTCGCTTGCGCTTTTCTTAGCTCTGTATGCTCGCTTCTTTACACGTTCTGCACACCTTTGGCTACAGTATTTCTTCCTACCTTCTGGTAAAGGGACCACACAGTCTGAAGCTACGCATATGGTGATTTTTTCTTTATTTGACATATCTCTATGCTATAGTGTAACATAGATTTACTAATCGGAACAAACATTATGGTATTCCTGCCTATACAAGTACCATAAGATAAAGTCGCTTAAAGTGTTGGACTAGCAGGACCGCACCAGTCGTGGGTTAAGCCACATTCCTCACATTTTATTTATTAGAGAGAGCGCATATTGTTACTACACTTAATAAACTGGTTTGGGTTGGGAGTGACACAGGGATCGTTACGACCACAATCCGACTATAGAAGATTACAATAAGAAACACAACATATTGTATGTTTTTATTGTAAATACCACATATAGTACCCACTACATATAGTATACTGTCCTCTGGGGGTGATGTAGATAGCAGTAAGATGTTTGTTCCAATATCACTACTTACTCAACTTGGGTGCAAATCCCAACACCTCCACTGATCCGAAATTACCACGTAAACATTGACGTATTCATATATATTTCTGCGCCCGTCCGATTAACATCTGGGGGTTAATAATTAAGTCCTAATTAGTTGTGGGGTTAGTTGGTTCCGTTCTGCCGTGATACGTCCACGTAATGATAGATACTGAACGAGATATCGCTCACCGTCCAAATACCCGACTATTTTAAAATTGTTCTGGATACTCTCCAGGGCGAACGTCCAGGACATACAAACACCAGGGCGAAAAGAAAACCAGCACCGAAGTGCTGGCTCTCTCTCATACGTATACTGGAGTAATTAAACGTTAGATCTAAGATAATCTTCTGTTCGACTATTCCATTCTTCAAGCTGTCTATCATCTAATATTAGTAATGCGTTATCCAATCCAGCTCGTAGGTATCTATGTTCTTCTCTGTCTCTCTCTAGTAAAGACTTCAATATACTATTTGTTGCGTGGACTTCTTCCCAACTTAAATAATGCAATAATGCACTAAAGAAACTAAACCCAGCAATCATTATTATGAATGTATCCATTATCTATTCATCTCCTTTTTTTCTCTTTTCATGCGTATATAATAATATTCGCTTTTCTGTAATCTTCCCATTTTATTCTTCTTCCTCTCCGAATTGTTCTTTTAGTTTATTTTCTACTCGTTCAAATACTTCACCGTCTTGTATTTCCATCTCTAGATAATATATTTGACTTTCAAGTCTATAGACTTTTTCTTCCAGTTTTTTATATTCTTTGTAGATGTCCATTTAATTATCTCCTTCTATAATCTCGTGGCGTTTAATACTATCTATATCGTACTCTTTGCCGTTTTTGTCATAGACGACTTCGTGGTGGTCGTCATAATACCATTCAGCACAACCGTTGAACCAGTCCCAAACATATTTGTCCAGTGTGTTGTCGTCTTGTTGGTCCAACCATTCTATAAATTGTGAATAGATTAATCTTTCTCCGTCTGGTGTAATAAAGAACGTTTTGCTGTCCCAGTCTTTTTTGATACAAGTCTCTGAACAGAAATATTCACTGCCCGAACCTTCGGCATATATACCTTCGCTCATTCCTTTATTACAGACATCGCATTTTCTAAGATAGTATTTCATTGTTATCTATTCCAAACAAAATATCGGCTTGTGTTGTAGGTATCTTTGTCTTGATATCCCAGTGGAATTTCTACACACCAGAACCACGTTTCCAGAATAAATTCTTTTAAACTGTCCCAATTTATCCAGTCAGCGAAAAAACTATCTTCTATGCTGTAAAAATCATAGATTTCTTTGACATAGTCTTCAGCGTAGTCTTCAGCGTCACTTAAATAATTAAAGACTAGAACATTATCTTGAAACTCTGTCCAGTCACTACTGTCTAAATCGAGAGAGTAGTTAATTTTTTCATATGCCTTTATCATGTCCACGTCTTCAACGTCTTCAAGTGCTTGTGCATACTCGAATATTTCTAATCCGTGTGCGTACTCATCAATAGATAATTCTTCACTGTCGGCTATCATATATTCTTCACCACCACAAAGATATTTGACTTTTGCTTTGTCGTGGATTGTCTCAACTTTTAAAGACTTGTAAATGTCTTCTAGTGTTGTATTCTTGTCGATAGATTTCCAGTAGAATGTCAATCTTCCTTGGTTGTAACAAGCTAAACATTGGATTGCAATCTCGAACTTGTTCTTAGTTGTTTTTTTAGTTTCCATTTTCTCCTTAACTAACTAATAGAATTATATAACAAATAAATATATAAGTCAACAAAAGAAAAACCACTGGCTAAGGGGTGACCAGTGGCTTTTCCGTATGCGTTAGTTAGGATTATTTATTCTCATATTTATCCATGCAATCGTCACAAAGTAATTGAATTAAATTGTCATTATCTTTTAGTAATAACAACATCTGACTTTTTTCTTTCTCAATATTGGCGTAAAGTTTCAAGATCGTATCTTGTAGCACGACTTTTAACTGCGTCAATCGTCTGTTTGCATTGTTATCTTTGTTCTTACTGATAATTAAGTCCAGCTTTGAATTGAGTGTCTGCAATTCTTTATCTAATTCTTCTTGTGTCATGCTCTACTCCTTAACTCTTTTAACTTATTTAACAATATATTGTTTATTTCGTCAAGTCTTTCGTTCTCTTTATTTGCTAGTATCAGCTCTTGTTTTCTCTTGTACTGCATGGCTTTGTGTAACTCTCTGTTCTTAATCTCTGCCAGATAGTAGCCAACAAGTAGTCCAGTCAGCACGACTATGACTAGCGTCATTCTTCTTCTTCTCTCGTATCTTCTCTGAAAAATCTTATAGTAATATGACTTTCAGTATCTTCTACATACTCCCAGTCAGTGTGTCCAAACATAACTTCACAACAACTGTCTAGTTCTTCTGTATCTACGTCACTAAAAAATCCTGGCATTATTCTTTTTCCTCCCATATGATTGTTCTACAACCACAATCTTCACACTCTACAGTATCATCAACAACTTCTACAAAGTCTCCAGTGTTAATGTTACTTTTAGTTAGTTCAGTAATCTCATAACTACCACATTCGTCACATTTAAATTTCATACTGTCTCCTTAATTGTATATTCTCTATACTTACTTTTGTCTTCACTTCTGTAATGATCTCTGTTAATAGGCATTAACCATATCTTTTTCCATGTAACATTGTCATCACTCCATGCGACTTTATCCATGTACAGTGCATGTCCATACTCACCGTCATATCCAGTAAAGTCTGCAAACTCTGTATCGTTATTAAGACTTAACAACTTGATACATTTTTCTAACAACTTAGGATTATATGCACTGTGCTTAATCTTGTTATCGTTGTCTGGATTATGTGCATTCTTACTGTCTGATAAGAATGACTTGTATACATTGAAGTGTCCGTCTAAGTTACGTGGATATCCATAAACTTTATCACTGTAACTATTGTTCACTTTTAAACTCATGCTATCTACATAAGCATATGTTCTAGGTGAATGGGTATAGTTGTCCTGGTTTTGGACCATAAAGTTACCCATAAAATGTAAGACGGTATTCTTATCAGCTTGTGCTTTGTTGTATGTTTTTAAGTAATCATTAATAACTTTATTAAACTCATACAAACTAACACTAAACACTAACGGTGCAATAGGTTCTTCTTCTTTAACTGCTATAAGTTTAGGATCTTCCACAAACATAATTGTTTTACGTTCACGTTCTGTAGAAAATCTAACCAGTGCTAGTGCGTAACTATCAGTAGCAAACACGTCAAAGTATTCTTCATATACAACAAAAGTTATAACGTTTAACTTAGATATATTTGTCTTTGCTGTTGTTTTCTTACCGAATGTTGCAATTTGTTTTAAGACTTTAACGTCATTGTAATCTGGTGTTACACGGTATATTGCATTCATACTGTCACCTTCAACTTACATATGTCACAATCTGGTTCGTTGTAACAATAGTGTCCTGGTGCTAAAAGATATTTTTTATTTATAACTTCTAGTTGTTCGATTACTTCTTGTAGTTTTTCTATATCGTCCCAATAGGCTTGATTGCCCTGAAACTCTATGTTGGCTAACGTTGTAGTTAACCGTTTTATTATCTCTCCTAACATGTTATCTCCTTATTTGTTTTTGCTTTTTATTAATTGCATAACCCACTTTGCTTTTGGATTATCCATTTTACTTTTGCATATAGTTTCAGTACGTCCTGCGTTTTTGAAATTATATTTTCCAGTAAATCTTAAATTGTTTTCATGAGTAAATGCTTTTAATAAAGTTTCAAACTTTTGTATCTCCCAGTATTTACCCTGTATCATAAACACTTTATAAATACCTTGCTCTTTGTGTTGTTGAAATCTTGTAATAGGTACACGTGTTACTCCGTACTTATAAAACAAATCATTTTCTGCTAAATAAAAATATAAATAACCTTTATCTATTCTTGACTGATCTATTACTATTTTGCGTTTTTCTGCTTTGTTTTTATAAAAACATTTTTTACTGCAATAGTATTGACAGTTAGCATAAACAATAAACTCTTTGTCACAAACTTTACAATTAAAAGTACTACCGTGTTTAACAATATTAGTTTTTATAGTTTTGCTTTTACGTTCTCGTGGCGTTAAATATTTACAATCGTTACAAAACTTTGTTGTGTATTGTTCATACCAGTAAACAACTCCGTTGCAATTATTCATCTCACAAGTTCTGTTACCTAATTGTTTTCTTTTCCATATATGATTATCAAAAATTTTATAATGATATTTACGATAAGAACACTTGTCACTACAGATATAAACATGCTTTGCACGTCCAGATCTCTTGCTAAATGGATTGACTAAGTTATAACACCAAACAGTTTCACAATTCATTTTTCTCCTTAACTAAGAAGATTAAATCATATCTGTATTACTTTGTCAAGTATTTAATATTATTCCACTTATCTTTAGATATAATTTGTTTTGGATTGTCATCACTTTGACATGCTAGTCCGTCTATGTGACGTTGTAACTTGTGTCCACATACTAAACATGGTTCATGTCTGTTGTATTTATAATCAACTATGCTCATCAAGTGTGCTATGTCAACTGCTAACTTGCGTCCAGCTTTGTCTATTTGTTTATCTATTTCTTTGATCCTGGTAACTCTTTCCAGAATGGATCGCTGTAAAAATCATTGTCAATTTTACCGTCAACAATATCTATAAAAGTATCTAGTGATAGACATACAATTATAGGTACTCCGTCTGGTTGTCTTTTTTTCTTGCCAGTCTGTACTAATCTTTTCCAAACCAGTGCTGTGAAGCCCGACTTTGACTTCGATATTGCTTTAGCTAACTCACGTGTTACGTTAAGAGATTGCCTAGCTTTACATTCAACGTAAAAGTCTACTCCATTCCACTTAAACTTTACGTCACCTTTATCGTTCTTGCCACCTTCAGCGATACGTTCACCATTAAGCATACGTGCCACATAAGTTTCAAGTTTCGTTCCCTGTTGTTTTTGTTTGCTCATCTTTTAAAAATAACTTCCGTTCTTTTAATGCACGTGGTGAATTAAGCAAGTCAGCTAACTGTGATAAATAAAAGATCATCTCTGCTCTATAAAATCTACCGTAGTCAACTTGTACACCACGTTGTATTACTGTATATGAAAACAAATCGTTCATATCAAGCACGACTTTGATTTCGCCTGGACCTTTTAATGTTACGATACCTACGGTTACACCACCATAATGTGCAGTAGATTTCATTGGGAAGTCTGGTTCATACTGTGCAAGCTGTTGCATTAGCTCACTGTCTTCGCATGTACCATTAGGAAAAAACGGTATAACATTATCTTCTTCTATCTCTGTAGCAGATGTAATAGCTTCTAATAAATCATTACACTGTTCATACATATCCCATACACTCTTTGCGCCATATGATTGCAGTATTGTTTTCATACTCTTATCATATATTCTTTGCCACAATTTGTCCATTTTAAATGAATTTATATGCGTGTGCTATATCTGTGATAGGAACAAGAATACCTTTAGAGTTATTACCGTCACCGCCAATGACATCACGATCTGTATTGTAATACTGACGTGCAATTCTTTTTAATAGATACACTGGTGTGATGTATGTGATAACTATCTGTTCATCTTTAACCATAACGAATGCCCAAAACTCTGCTTCCGTTACAGCAATACCACTAGGTTGTCCTTTATATTCATACTCCAGGAAGTGATTGCCAGTCTTCTCCCAGATGTATCGTTCTGATTTTACTTCTATTCTTTTGCCTTCAAAAAACTCACGCAAGTTTTCTTCAATGGCTTCGCCTTGACCTAGTTGTATATCAAACTTCTTGTTGTACATCATACATTGTATACGCTACTGTAAGTTCTTCACCAGCTTCTATGTCACGCTCTGTAACTAAATATTTTTCTGGACCAACAGTATATAATGCGCAGTTAGGTCTATCACTATGATTAATAAATCCACCAAGTGGTGTACGTAAATACCCATTAGGTTGTTCTGGAAAATAGTAATGTGTCAGACCAAGAGTAGTGCTGTTATCTATTTCTTTTAATGTAAACAAACCTAAACCTTCTATCTTGCTAGGCATAATAGTTAGGTGTTCTGGTAATGGTCTATACACAATCTTCAATCTCGTGTGCCATACAACCTACACATCTACCGTCATAATTTAATGTAGTTTGTGGTGGTTCACCGCATTCTATACACTTCACTTGTACTCCTTATATAAAAACACTGGTGCATGTGGTAATCCAAGTCCTTCAATGTTGTAACTGTAATGATCCCATGCGTCCATTTCTTCCATGTTGTCATGCTTCATCAATGCGTCAATGATAAGCTGTACATCATAGACTGCTCTAGCCTCTAAACCTACACTGGTCACATAACCTACGTATGCTTCATTAAATTGCTCACGTGGTTCTAGTATGACTGCTTCTGGATTTAAATTAGCTAACTCTCTTATTGTGCTTGGATATAAAGCTGTGTGATAGTTATTAGAAGGGTGCTTCATCTTTACCAATGTCATTCATATCACGTGGCTTAACATCTACTTGTGGCATGTACCAAACTTCTGGTGCTTTTTTGTCATTGGCATAGCTATCTATATACCAAATTCTACAGTCTTTAGTCTTGCACTTGTAGTCTGGATAAGTATCTTTTACTTTACCACTAGCTTTGTCTGCTCTGTTATCCCATACTTCATTACCGCATGTCATACATTGTGGTTTAACAGAGACACCAACTTCAGTTTCCATTACGTCTGCTACACGTTGTTCAACTGGTTGTGCATTTATGTCATCAGTTTTCTTTTGTTCTTCTTCTAATTTCTTTTGGACACTAGGTGAAGGTTGATAAGTATTTTTCTCCTGTACTTCTTTTCCAGGAGTTTGTGTTTGTGTCCCATACTGTGCTTCTTCCTTCACTCTAGTAACCTTTTGCATTTCTTCCTGGCTTGGTCTTTTCTTAGCCTGGTATTTCCAGTTAGCTAATGCACGACCAATAGCGGAAGTCTCGCAATTCTCTATCCATGCTACTAAGTTTGCACCTTTACCTTGTTGGTCTTGTGCTATACCAGTAGCAATAGGATTACTATCATCTTTGTCTGCATAGATCATAGCTTTAATTACTATTGATTGGTGATCAGATGATACAGATATTTCTTCTGTCCATATTCTACCGTTTGGATTATCCTTCCAAAACTTTTTAATTCTATCTTCTACTAAATCATAATCATCTAGATTAAATTTCATTCGTTGTCCTCCTCATTGACATCTTGTACTTTATCTATATGGTATTCTACCCATACTTTTGTTTTTTTTCCAACTTTATATTGTTGAAGTAAATCAGTTATGCTTTGTTCCATGTGATTAAATATCGTATCAAATATTTCTTCTGCTTCTTCTTTTGTATCAGCAGTCACAATAAAGTCACGTGTACTCATGTCAGTAAACATAACTCTATACTCTTGGTCCTGCACACTTGGTTTACTCATAACAATTTCCTTCTATTGTACAACATAAGTTTGTATCATTAAAAGTAACACTACAACATTTATAAGTTTGACAAGTGTTGCAAAAAGTTACATAACTCATTCTTCTTCTTCTCTCTTTTTATGTTCTTCCAACGCTTCAATCATCTTAGTGTTATAGTCTGACACAAATTGTTGCGTTAGTTGTGTTACTTTATTAGGATCTGCCTTTGACATTTGCATTGTTAATTCAGCTCTCATGCCACCGCATGCGTTAGCCATAGCTACCGCCCACTTCTTCATCTCCTTTTTATCTTCAAATAAATTCAAACTCTAGTCACCTGCTCTTTCTTCACGTACAAAAACATAATGTATTATGTTATTAAAGTTCTCTATTGATTGTACATGAAGATTGTGCTTTTTCAAGTAATCTCGTAGTTCTGATATTGCGTCAATGTACATTACTGATCCATTCTTAACAACAATAAAACCACGACCACTCTCTGCAACAAGTGCTTTGAGTTCTGGTATTAGAACGTCATTCATATTTATCTCCCACTATTAATGTTAGTACAAGTTTATATACTTTGTGAAAGTTTTTTGAAAAACACCAGATCAAGTTTAATGACCTGGTGCCAAGCAAATGGGTAAAGGAGGAAACCCCATTTGAATGTAAAGACTTGACATTAATTATACCATACTGTATTATGGGTAAATCAGATAACATCAACAATGTTGTCTCCTTAACTGACAAATAAAGCGGTCCTGCGAGACCGCTTTTGTCTTTATAATATCTTTAGATTATCCCAACCTTTAGCATTAACAGTAAACGTTAATACTCCAGGGTGAGACCACATACCGCTACGTGCAGTAAAATCTATAGACTTGTCTAATGACGGTGACTGAAACCAAGTACGATCGCCTTGTTGTTTACTTCTAAAATGATGATAGTGTCCAGTGATAAGGATTTGACATTCACCTGCTGGCAAGAAACCATACATCTGTCCCTTCCACCAGTTCTCTATCTTTGCTTCTGCGTTGCCAGATCCACTGCTCATGTGACCATGTGTCCAACCACAAGTAATACCTTTAATCTCCATGACTTGATGAAAACCTTCTGGTATTTCTACGGATACTTTGCTGTATCGTTCTGGATTAGCATTCATAATTTCTTCACATATCTGTAAGTGCATAGTGTCAGAGTTATCTAATCTACTGGTTAGTACTTGACCTTTACCAGCACGAGTTGTTTCACCATGATTTCCTGGACTTCCTGCCAGGACTAACTTATCTGCCAATGGTAAGAATGTATCTATTGTTTTCATTATCATTGATCTAGCTAATGCGTATTGCTCAATCAGTGTGAGTTCGACATTGAAGGGCATTGACGAGTAGTAAGACTGTGAACAGTTTTCTGTGAGGTCACCTAATCCTATCATGTATATCTCATCTATCTCTACACCTATCTTGCGTAGTTCTTTGATACGATTAACTGCGTCTTGTAGTGCTACGTCATAACGTTTAATAGTGTTCTCAACTCCGTAATCTTTTTTACCGAGTTGCCAGTCTGCCATAAAAAATAAAAACGCTGTGTCTCCACCTTTTGTTTTAGTTTTTAATGGTGGTTTTTTCTTTGCTTGTTTAAATAATTCTTTAAAGTACTTGTCGTGACCACGAGATTTCTTTTTAACAAGTCCTTTAAATGCGTAAAAGGTTTCAGTCTTTCCACCTTTAAGCTGTACTTCCCAACTAGAAGAACGTACTGTCCCTTCTATCTCATAATGCTCTGGATCATACCCCCAACCTCTAAGTATATCATCAAACTTATTGTGATAATTAGGATCTGTTCCAACGTGTGTAAGTTCACCTTGACCATTCTGTTCGTTAATCTCTATTCCAGGTTGCCACCCAGATTTATAGAAATTATTTCCCCAATCTTCCTTGGTTGTCTTAGGCATTATACCTCCTTGTAGCCCTGTTGGGACCAGTATATTAGCTTATTTTTTTCTTTGCGAATGTTTTAATTACAGACAATGCTGCACCACCGCCAGCTATTGCTGCGATTTGCAAGGCATTTGCGTCAACGCCTGCCATTGGTGAAATAACTAAGGCACCAATAAACGCTTCGATAAATGTCCACACGGCACGCTCTAACATATCTTTGAGATCGTCACTCATTTAATTAACCTTCCTAGTTTTAGTTTGTTTTCTATGTTTTCCAACTTCTTAATTATAACATCTAACTTACTGTCTATTGTATCAATAGGTTGTGACATTTCTTCTTTAATTGGTCCTGAATTCTTCTCCATAATCCATTGTCTCCAGCTATCTCCTGGACATGATGTTTGTTTAAATGATGAGTGTGGTCTTAGTTCTCCACCGACTTGTTTGTATAACCACTCAATAGATTTAATAGCTTTATCTGAAGGTTTGTCGGTAGGTTTGCTACCACCAAGCCAGCACACAGCAACATAATGCTTGTTATTGTAGTTAATCTCTTGCCTACTGTTACCACCTTGTGCCGCACTTCTGTTTCCAAATCCTCNNCTTGATGTAGTCTTTGTATTGTCTTGCATTGATCCATTTCTGCCTGGTTACCTATAGCAACAGGATAAGCAGACCAATGTATTACTAAACCTTTAACTTCTCCTAGCTTACTAAAAGCAGTCTTATTGGGTTTAGCACCCCAACTATCTCTTGATATTATATTCATGGATTTATATTACCTTCTGAACCATATTTACAATCACATAAAGTAACACAAGTACCTGCGTCATTCTTATAACTATTACAACTACAGGTCTTTCCCATTTCATCTATACATACTTTACACATCTTTAACTTTAGTATAGTCTAAACATTCTTTGTTAATGCAATATAACTTGGTCTTTTTTACAAGCAATGCCTGTTTACATTTAGGACATTCGATATTCATAATGAATTTACTTTTTAATTTTTTTGATTTTTCCGTTTTTTGTTCTAGCAAACTTATGAGTTTTAGTTTCACGTATTAAAGTACCGTAATAAGTTTTGCCACCCCACTTCCAACTTACTCTCTTAGCCATTATTTCTTTTTCTTTCTAGCATAATATGCTTTGACTTGTTTTAATGTCATTTTCTTACCACTAGGTGAATAATAATACTTGCCACGTTTTTTAAAAGGCATAATCTACCACTTATGTTTGCAAGCCCAATGACCTGCGGTAAATTTGTCTTTCTTAGCTGAACAGTTGTGACGTGCGTGAAACGCTGCATTTCTTTTAGTACCTTTAGGACTACCTTTTTTGCCTTTTTGTCCAAAGCGTACGAGTTTAACCTTATCACCTTTCTTTGCAAGGACTGCATGCGATTTAGTTTTATGGTTAGGTGTAGCTTTAGGTTTGTTGTAACCGCTAAAGCGTTCACCTCTATAAGTAATAGCCATGATTACTTCTTTTTCTTCTTACCTTTTTTCTTTTTCATTTTTTTGTATCCTTTAGGATACCCAACGCCTTTTGGCATAATATGTCCTATCTGTTTATGTCAGTATAGCAGATGTTATCCACCAATTTTAAATAATAGTTCAGAAAACAAACTCTCTTGCATATCTAAATCTTTTTCTAGTATGCGTAGTTGTTCCCTCATAGCTGAATGTGCTGTTTGTAGTTCCTCTATAGTGTTAAATAACCAACCTATTACTGCT